CGAGAAGCGCCCGGCCTACAAGTGGAACAAGATCCGCCCGCTGGTGCGCCTGGTGCAGGGCTACTACAACAACAACCGCACCGACGTGAAGTATCAGCCGAGCCACGACGGCACCGGAAACCAGCGCACGGCGGAGGCCCTGACCAAGATCGGCAAGCAGATCGCCACGTCCAACCGCAAGCGCTACACCGACACGTCGGTGTTCATCGACGGCATGCTGACCGGCCGCGGCTACTACGACGTCCGCCTGTCCTACGCCAAGAACATCCTCGGCGAGCAGCGCGTGACCGACCGCGACCCGTTCGCCATCGGCCTGGACCCGGACGGCCAGACCTACGACCTCAACGAGTCCTGCAACTTCGTGTATGAGGGCCGCTGGGTTAGCGTCGACGAGGTAGGCTTCACCTACGGTGCGCAGGCGCAGGCGCTGCTGTCGCCGTTCTTCGGCAGCCGCTACCGCGGCGGCGTGCCGGCCGGCATCGTCGAGGAATACGAGGAGATCGCGCCCTGGCGCACCTTCGGCGGCGGCAGCAACCAGTCGGCAACGACGCGCTACATGAACGACTACCTCGCCCAGGTCTACGACCCGGCGCGCAAGTGCATCCGCCTGATCGACATGCAGCACAAGGTGCCGATGATGATGCGCTACATGGTCGACCTCGAGACCGGCCACAAGGAGCCGGTGCCCGACAGTTTCGACGACGACCGCGTCGGCAAGATGATGGCCTGGCTCGACGAGCGCTACTGGATGAAGGGCAAGGTCAGCCCGTGGAAACTGGTGCGGCTGCCCGGCCACAAGATCCGCTGGACCACCTTGGTGGGCGACATCATCGTCTACGACCAGTGGAGCCAGTACGAGACCTACACGCTGATCCCGTTCTTCCCGTACTTCCGGCGCGGCCAGACCGGCGGCATGGTGGAAGACCTGATCGACCCACAGAAGGCCTACAACAAGAGCCGCAGCGCCGAGATCGACATCGTCACGCGCACCGCGCACGCCGGCTGGATGTACCACAAGGACGGCCTGACGCCGGACGGCAAGGAGCAGATCGAGAACTACGGCGCGATGCCGGGCGTGAACATCGAGTGGAAGGGCGAGCAGTGGATGGCGCCCCGCAAGATCGAGCCCGGCGCGCCGCCGATGGCGATGGAGCGCCTGCAGCAGAAGGACGCCTCCGACCTCAAGGAGATCTCCGGCATCAACGACAGCGCGCTCGGCCAGCTGGACCGCGTGCAGTCAGGACGCGCCATCGAGGCCAGGCAGCGCCAGTCCGTGCTGGGCATCGAGCCCTTCATGGACAACAACAAGCAGACCCAGGAGCTCTACGGCGCCAAGACGCTGGAGATCGTGCAGAACAGCTACACGCAGCGCCGCGTGTTCGCGCTTCTCACCGACCGCGGCGAGGACGAGACGCTGATCGTCAACGACGAGCAGGCCAGCGGCGAGATCGTCAACGACCTGGCCCTCGGGCATTACGACGTCGCCATCGACCAGACCCCGCTGTCGGCCACCTTCCTGGCCGCGCAGTTCGAGGAAATGCTCGAACTCGTCGAGAAGGGCATCGTGCCGGTCGAGGCCATCCGCGAGGAGGCGATCGACGCCAGCAGCATCCCGCACAAGGACGCCGTGAAGGCCAAGGTGGCGGCGATCAATGCCGCGCTGGGCATCCCGTCGTCGGCCGACCTCGAGGCGGCGGGGCGAGCCGGATTGCCGGCGCCCGGCGTCGTCGCGGCGCCAGTGGCGGGCGCGCCCGGTGCGCAACCGCCGGGGCCGATTGGCGGACCTTTCGGCCAACCCCAGCCGGCGCCGGCGATGGCCGCCGCGCAGCCGCTGACCGCAGGAGTGCAGGCATGACCGCCATCATCGTCCCCACCACCGGCGATTCCGGCGCCGTCGCCGAGCAGAACCTCCACCGCCTCCCGGATTCCTGGCTGGGCGCGCGCGTGCGGGGCTGGATGTTCACCGAGGCCAAGGGCTCGCACTGGTGGGTGTGCGGGATCCTCGCCAGTGGGCAGTTCAAGTACGCCAGCTACCCCGAGGACGCGCCGATGCATCAGGACTGGCGCGAGCATGCCCGCCGGGTGTGCCGCCACGTCAACCGCCACGCCGCGGAAGGCGGCACCTGGCTGGCCGGCTACATCGGCCAGATGTTCTACCTGCTCTGGAAGGACGCCGACGGCGACATCCAGATCCCGATCGAGTTCGGCGCCGACGGCAATCCGATGCCGCTGGCACGCTTCCACGCCTACACGATGGACGACTTCGCTCAGCAGTGCCTGGTCGCCATCGACGTCTGGAAGGAACACCAGTACCGGATCGCGGCCGTCAAGTCGCAGGGCGTGAAGCTCGCGCAGGGCCAGCAGGCCAGCGCGGAGCACGACAGCGAGGCCGCGAAGTACGTGATCATGCCGGACGCCATCCAGTAACGAATTCGCCGCAGGCGCGGCAATCCCGCCACCGCCGGGTAAGCGGTGTCTCGGAGCCTGACCGTAACAGGCAACCACAGAGCCCGCCAGGGGAAACCCGGCGGGCTTTTGCATTTCCGGGCCGCCGCCGTTCGGGCGTGAAGCACCGCAGGACAGCCGCCGCCGGGCTCCGGGCGATTCGCCAGTCACCAGCGCACAAGGAACAGCACCATGGAAACGGAAGTCCAGGAAGCCATTGCGGCCAGCGCGCCGCCCGCATCAACGGAACCCGCACCGGCACCGACGCCGACGCCCGCCGAGCCATCCGCCCCCGCGGCTGACCTCGATCCGGACGCCGCAGCGCTGGCCGCCATCAAGGCGGAAGCCGCAGACCCGTCGAAGACAGCACCGCCGGCCCCGGACACCCCGGCCCCGGCCGCCGCCGCGACGCCTGCCGCTCCCGCCCCCGCCGCACCGCCATCCGCCAGGATGGTCCCGGCTGCCGCGCTGCTCGCCGAGAGGCGCCGCGCGCAGGAAGCCGAGCGCCAGGCCGCTGAACTCAGCGGTCAGGTGGCCGTGCTGCAACGGCTGGTTCCAGCCGCCGCCGAGCCTGCTGCCCCAACGGGAGAGCCGGCCGACGCTCCGATCGACCGCGTCGCGCAAATCGACGCCGAGATCATCGCCATTGCCGAGAAATTCGACCGTGGCGACATCACGATGGTGGAACAGAAGAAGGCAGAGCTCGCCCTGATGCGAGAGCGCGACCACTTGATGCAACAGCGCTCGCAGCAGGCAGCCGTCCGAAGCGACACCACGCTGGCGGAACACAGCCGGCAGTTGATGGAGAAATACCCGGCAGCCGCAACGCTGACCGAGGCGCAGATCGCGGCGCTCACCGACATGGCTCACGCCGAGGCCGTTCTCGAAGGCAAACCCATCGGGGTTGGCGTCGAGGCGACCAAGGATCTCCGCACGCGCATCGCGGTTCTCGCGCAGGCGAAGTTCGGACAACCCGTACCCACTGGCGCACCGGCATCGCCGGCGACACCGACGCTTTCCCGAAACGCCCAGGCCAACGCCAGGGCGATCGACAACGCGGCGGCGGCGCCTCCCGATGTCTCACGGATCGGCACGGCAACCACGGCAGTCATGCCGTCGGACGACGAGGTGATGTCGAAGCTCGAGCACATGAGCGACGACGAGGCCAACGCCTACCTCAACTCCATGCCGGGCCTGCGAGCACGAATCCGCGGGATGTGACGGCCAACCGGCCGAAGCCCCGCTCATCCATACCGGAGGCTTCAAATGGCATCAACCGACTTCGGCGCCCTCACCCAGCTTCAAAAGCGGGAATGGGCGCTCAGTGCGGCCCTCCAGGGCCGTGACGACAACTTCTGGATGTCCAACGGCTTCATGTCGGCCAACACCGGCGACATGAACAAGCCGATCATCCGCGTGACCGAACTCACCAAGACCGACCGCGGTCTGGAGTGCGTGCTCCCGCTGGTGACGGACCTCACCGGCGGCGGTGTCGTCGGCGACAACCAACTGGAAGGCAACGAGGAGCAACTGTTCGCTGACACCCAGACCATCCGGATCGACCAGATCCGCAACGGTGTGCGCAGCAAGGGCCGGATGTCAGAGCAGGCGACGGTCATCCGCTTCCGCGCGACCGCGAAGGACCGCCTGTCGTTCTGGATCGCGGACGTCCTCGACGAACTGATGTTCCTGACGGCCGCCGGCCGCGCCTACACGCTCAACACCGACGGCAGCACCCGCGGCACCTCGCAGTTGCCGCAACTGTCGTTCGCGTCGGACGTGGCGGCGGCGACCAGCAATCGCATCAAGTACGCCGGCACGGCCACCAGCGAGGGCACGCTGACCACCAGTGACACCATGACCTGGGACCTGGTGACGACGATGAAGGCGGCGGCGAAGCGCAAGCGCATCCTCCCGATCAACGCCGGCGGCAAGGGCTACTACGTGCTGATCCTCTCGACCGAGCAGTGCCGCGACCTCGAGAAGACCAGCGACTACAAGACCCTGACGGCGCAGGCCATGCCGCGCGGCCTGGACAACCCGCTGTTCAACAACGCCAAGAAGATCATCAACGACGTGGTCATCTACGACCACCAGAAGGTCTACAACACCCTGGGGGCAACCTCTGGGTCGGCGAAGTGGGGCAGCGGCAACACCGTCGACGGCGCGCAGGCCATGATGCTCGGGGCCGGTGCACTGGGCTTCGCGCAACTCGGAGCGCCGGAGATGGAGGAGTCCGACAACACGGACTACAAGAACCGTCCGGGCATCGCGCTGGGCCGCATCATCGGCATGCTCAAGCCGCAGTACAAGAGCCGGTACGACAGCCAGTCCCGCGAGGACTACGGCATCTACACGCTCAAGACGGCCGCGGCTGCCTAAACCACCAACAGGTAGCGCGGTCCGGGAGGGCCGCGCGACCGGGAGAACGCAATGAAGAAGTTCGAGGTTCAGCTCTACGAAAGTGGTCCCGGCAGCATGGCAGGGCCGATCATCCAGTCCAGCGGCGGCACGCTGCAGGTCTGCACCGCCGGCAGCGCCAGCAAGGCGACGATCTACGACGCCGCCGGGGCCGCCATGACCAACCCGATTTCCATGACCTACGGCAAGGCGACGTTCTACACGCTCGACACCGTGTCGTCGGTGGACGTCTACGGCATGGCACCCAAGGGCCAGTGGTTCAGCGTCACCGCCGTCAAGGAGGGCGTCACCGAGGTGCCGATCGACACGCAGCGCCGTGACTGGGTGGCGAAAGTGCCGTTCAGCTTCGCCGACAGCACGGCGGCCACGGAGAAGGACACCGGGTTCGACTGGGCGACGGCAACCCTGGTGCTGCCCAATCCGTCGATCATCGTGGTCGCCGCCGACTCCGGCATCACCGTCGAGGTGGGCACGCTGTCGTCGGAGTCCGGCGGCGATGCCGACGGCTACATCGACGCGGTGTCGTGCGCCTCCGCGGTGCTGGTGAAGGCCACCATCGTCAACGGCGCCAACACGATGGGCGCGCTGTTCGAGGTCCAGGACTCGGCCAACGCCGGCGACCTGACCCACGAGGCGCACGTCATCACCGGCGCCGCGGCCAAGTCGATCAGCTACACGCTGTCGTCCGGTGCCGACACCGCGGTGGGCTTCGCCCTGCTGCCCTACATCCTGGGCGGCGACCTCCGCTGATCCAGGCGCAACCACTTCAACCCGCCCCGGGTGCCTAACGGCCCCGGGGCTTTTTCCAAGGAGCAACGCAGATGTCAGCAAAACAGCAGAACGAAAGGGCCCTGCAGCAGCAGCGGGCCGCCGACGACAAGGCCGCCACCGACAAGGCGCCGCGCCACGAGGGCATCATCGGCAGCAACATCCTGCCGTCCGAAGTGATGCTGGATGGCGTCAAGTTGCAAGCCGGCGAAATCGTCCAGATCGCCTTCGAAAACGCCGGGCTGGGCAAGGACGAGTGGAATCAACTGGCGCAGTCGGACCGCGAGGCACGCATCGCCACCACGCTGGCCGAGTTCGAGGCCGCCGCCAAGGCGGAGGCCGAGGCGCGCGCCAAGCGGGAGGCGTCGCGCGCCGTGCTGGCCGCCAAGCGCTCCGAACAGGCGCCGGCCGCACCGGCACTGCCGGAGGCCGACCAGCCGCAAGGCCTGGTGTTCGACACCACGGCGCGCATCGGCGAGCCGCGCAGCCACGAGATCGTGGTCGGCAAGCACCCCAACGGCGACCCCATCATCCGGCGCTACAAGCTCGCCAGCGACACGCCGACGGTGATGCCGATGGATCACGCCATGAAGTTCCTGGTGGACCGCGCGTTCCGCGTCACCGACGTGGACGGCAACGTCATCAAGCCCGTCGAAAAGACCGACGAGCGGTTCGCCAACGTGCGCCTCGACCCCGACCAGGTCATCGCGCGCCTCGAGGATCTGTCCGTTGCCGCCCTCCTCAAGCAGGTCAAGCTGCTGCCGGACAGCCAGCGCTTCGGCACCAACTCGGCGCCCGAGGACATGATCGACTTCATCGTCGCGCACCGGAAGGCCGCCAACCGGATCGGGATCTCGCGCGGCAGCGAGGCGGTCCAGGAAGACAGCGAGGCCGGCCAGATCCTCGACCTGCGGGTTCCGGTGACGGCCTAAGCCATGCCGACCCTGCTGTCCGTCAGGTCGCTGTGCGAGAGGGCGCTGCGCAAGATCGGCGCCTTCTCGATACGCGACACCGAGGCCGACCCCGAGGAAATGGCCGAGACGATGTTTTATCTCGACCTGCTGGTGGCCCACGTCACCGGCACGCGGCGGGTGTTCTGGCTGGTTCCGGCGACGCTGGAACTGCCGTTGCTCGCCGACACCGCGGAATACGACATCGCCGACATCACGGACTACCCGACGGACGGCGTGGCATTTCCCATCAACGCCTGGCTGCGCGACAGCAGCGGGCACGACGAGCCGGTCGAGCTGGTCCGCCGCCGCGCCTACGAGAACATCCCGGACAAGGACGGCGGCGGCGCGCCGCAGGTCGTGCACATCGACCGCCTGACCTCGAAGAAGGTCTACGTCCACCCGGTGCCGACCGATGCCAGCTACACGCTGCGCATCGAGGCGCAGGTCTATTCGGCGTCCTACGACGTCACCGAGAACCCGAACGCCGAGATGCGGCACGGCTTCGGGCCGGAGTGGCAACTCTGGATGATCTACGCGCTGGCCGCCGAGATCGCCGACGGTCCGGTGCGTCGCCTGCCGGCGCCGGAAGTCGATCGCATGCGCAACACCGCCGCACGCATGCTGGTGGAGTTGGGCGACAGCAACCGTGAAACCGTGAGCATGCCGCGCCGCACGGCAGCCTGGGGAGCCTGACGACATGCGCACCGCCATCAAGGACTTCGCACTGGCCAACCGGCTGTATGCCGGGGCCACCGTGACGTTCTACACCGTCTCCGGCGGCGCCAAGACGGCCACCAAGGCCACCCTGTACGCGGCGCCGACCGGATCGGCCACGCTGGGCAATCCGCAGGTACTGGGCTCCGACGGCAAGCTCAAGCGCGCCGTGTACATCGAAGTGCCGACCATCGCCACGGTGACCGGCCTCACGGTGGCGACACACGATACCGGCGTCATCAACCCGGCGCCGTCCTTCCGCATCAACAGCACCACATCCCTGCTGGAATACAGCTTCGACGGCGGCAGCACCTGGACCTCCAGCGGCAGCACCCTGTTCAAGAGCCGCGGCGCATGGGTGACCGCCACCGCCTACAACGTTACCGACACCTTCAGCAACAGCGGCACGCTCTACTACGTGGCGACCGCGCACACGTCGGCCGCGTCCCTGGCCACCGACGTGGCGGCCGGGCGCGTGGTGGCGTTCTCCAGCCTGTCGCTGCCGCTGTCCCTGGCCAACGGCGGAACCGGCGCGACTTCGGCGGCGGGTGCGCGGACGGCATTGAGCCTTGGCACGGCCGCCCTGGTGGACACCGGGACCACCAGCGGCAAGGTGCCGACCCTCAACGCCGACGGCAAGCTGCCCACATCGGTGGGAGATCCCGACTTCCTGCAGGTGTTCGCGTCCGCCAATGCCGGCGCGCTGACCATCACGGTACCGTCGGGCGAATTCCTCGAATTCAACGACAACGGCGTCCGCCAGCAAGTGCTGCTGACTTCGGCACTGACGCTCACGGTGGCCAGCGGCGGCACGCTGGGCCTATCCAGCGGCACCAATGGCCGCTTGTGGGTGGCGGCTGTCTACAACGGTGGCACGCCGGAACTGGCGGTGATCAACACCTGGAACGGCACGGACGTGTACGAAATCCTGCCGACCGACATGATCGCCACCACTGCGGTGGGCGCCGGCTCGACCAGCGCGCACACGTGGTATTCGACGACCTCGCGCAGCAGCCAGGCCATCGTCATCATCGGCTATCTGGAAGCCGTCAACACGGCCGGCGCATGGGCCTCCCCGTCGCTGGCGATCGGCTACGGGCCCGGAGTGCCGCTGCCCGGCCAAGTGGTGCAAACCCGGCGGAAATCACTGAGGACGGGAGTCAACGCTGGCGCCACCGTCTTGCCGTTTGACAACACCATCCCGCAGAACACGGAAGGCAATTCGGTCTCCGCGCTGGACACGACCATCACGCCACACAGCGCGTTGAACATCGGTCGCGTGCGCGCCAGCGTGTTCATGTCGAACAGTGGCACGAACTACGTCCAAGTTGCGTTGTTCCAAGACGCTGCGACCGACGCTTTTGCAGTGAATGGCACCTATTCCCCGACAGCCACTGTCCAAGTTGATGTCTCGGCTCCATCCACGCCGCTAGGGACGGCCTCGCCAACAACGTTCAAGGTTCGCGCCGGCGGCAGCAGCGCAACCAACACCTACATCAATCAAGACAACACCGGCGCACAGCTTTACAACGGCAAAGCCAATACTTTCCTTGAAGTCCAGGAGATTATGCGATGACCCTCGTCTATGTGTTCGTCGCGGTCTACGCGCTCTGGTTGTTGTTTCTCGCGGTGATGAACCTGCGGCGCGCCTACGAGGACAAGCGCCTGTCGCGCCCGGCGATCGCGCTGGGCCTGCCGATCCTGGTCGCCGGCTTCCTGCTGGACGTGCTGGTCAACCTGACGCTGGCGTCGATCGTGTTTCTTGACCTGCCGCGCGAATGGACCACCAGCGAGCGGCTGGCGCGCTACCTGCCACAACCCGGCTGGCGTTCTGTCGCGGCGGCATGGGTGGCCACCAACCTGCTGGACCCGTTTGACCCCTCCGGATCTCACCTGCGCAAGTAACCGTATGACCGAGCCCACTACCTCCGGCGTCACGTTCGCCCTTGGCGCCGTCACCTTGACCGGCACCTTCCTCGGCATGGACGGCAATGCCCTGATGGCGGGGCTGTTCGGCTCGTTCGTGGCGCTGCGGTACGCCGGGCCGCTTTCGGCATGGGGCCTGTTCTCGTCGCTGGCCACCGGCACGCTGGCGGCCGGGCAGCTCGCGCCGATCGTGGCAAGCGCGGCGGGCTCCTACCTTGAATGGCTGCGCGCGATTCCGGCCGCCGGCCAGGCAAGCGCCAGCGCATTCCTGATCGGCGTATCGGCTCAAACGGTGCTGCCGGCCGCATTGAAGCGCTTGCGCGGTGTGATCGATCCGCAGGCGAAGGCGGGCGAGAAATGATCGCCGCGCTGGTTGCTGGCCTGCTGTTCGGCGCCATTCTCATTCGCTGCGCGCTCGTGGTGAACGCCTTGCGCTTTGTCGATCGCGGCGGGCGCTCCTGGCTGGCATGGGAGGCGTTCGGCCTGTCGTATTGCGTGCTGGTGATCGCGGCCGGCAGGTCCGCGTGGCAGATCGTCCATCAGTGCCCCACGGTCGGCGACTGGCTTTGGCTGGTGGCGTCGACCGGGCTGATCGTGTTCGACAGACGCCGGAAAGGAACGACATGACGCCCGACACCCTGAAGCAAGCCACCGGCTGCACCATGGCGCTGGCGCAGAAATGGGCCGACCCGCTGACGGCAGCCTTCGAAGAGTTCGACATCAACACGCCGGCACGGCAGGCCGCATTCCTCGCGCAGGTGGCGCACGAAACCTTGCGGTTCATGTGGATCCGCGAGCGCTGGGGCCCGATACCGGCGCAACTGCGCTACGAGGGCCGCGCCGACCTCGGCAACAACCAGCCCGGTGACGGCAGGCGCTTCCTCGGGCGCGGCCTGATCCAGGTGACCGGCCGCGCGAACTACATGCACGCCGCGGCGGCGCTGGGCATCGACTGCGTGGAGCATCCCGAGCTGCTGGAGGAACCGATCAACGCGGCGCGGTCGGCTGGCGACTACTGGCGCACGCGCGGCCTGAACGAATCGGCCGATGCCGGCGAGTTCGATCGCATCACCCGCAAGATCAACGGCGGCATGAACGGCTACACCGAGCGCTGCGTCCTGTGGGATCAGGCCAAGCGCGCGCTGGGGGTGGCGTGAACTACCTGCGACTGGGCATCGCCATCGTGCTGGCGGTGCTCACGGCCGCCTGCGCGCTGCTGTTTCACGCCTGGCGCAGCGAAGCCGAGACGTTCGCGGAATACCGCGGGCGGGTGGATGCGATCGGCCAAGAAGCCGAAGCGCGGGCGAAGGACCGGATCGCGCTGGACAAGGCGCGCAAGGAGGCAAGCGATGCGAGTTATCAGGTGGCTCTCGGTGCTCTTGGCAATGACATTGATCGCAGGATGCGCGAGCAAGCCAACGGTGGTGGCGTCCGTCTGTCCGCCGCCCCCGCCGGTTCCACTTGTCCTGCAGCCTATCGATGCTTCGACCGGGAGCAATTTGACACAGCGCTACGGGTCTATTTTGAAAGAGAGACAGGAAGCATTGAACGAACTGTCGGACTCATTATCGAGGGCGCAAAGGTAAAGCTGCGCCTGGACACGGCCATTCGCTGGGCCAATCCCGACCCCAACTAGGAGACCCCTCACATGGTCATGCGCGTCGCCGACGGGCTGTTCGACATCTGGCAGCCGGACTATGCCAATGCCGAGGTGGAAATCATTGTCGCCGGCACCACCAACACGCTGGCCACGGTCTATACCGACGAGGCCCTGACGGCGCCGGCCGACAACCCGCAAACGCTGTTGCAGTACGAGGCCAACGGCATCAACTACGGCAAGTTCAGCGCACCCCTCTACACCGCCCAGGCACATTACCTGCGCATCAACTCGACCGACGAGACCGGCATCTTCCGGCCCGCCATCACCGACCTGTCCGGGGAGGACGTCAGCAGCGCAGAGGCCAGTCCGGGCACGGTGGCGCGCCCGCTGGACGACATCCTGGCCGACGTGATCTGGGCGGAGAACTACGGCGTCTTCACGGCATCGGCGTCCGGCAACACCACCATCCTGACCGACGCGATCGGCGCGGCCTCGGCGCGCGGTGGCGGCGCCGTGCTGCTGCCCGAGGGCACGATCGCCTTCAACCAGATCAGCCTGCCGGCCCGCGTGGAACTGGTCGGGGCGGGGCGTGGCGTCACGGTGCTGCAATCGCAGGCCGCCGGCAAGGTGGTGACCGTGACCGGGGATGCCGCAGGCCTGCGCGGCCTCACGCTGGACGGCGTGAACGTGCAATCCGGGTCGGTCGGCATCTACGCGGTCGGCAAGAACGAGCTGCGCATCAACGACGTGTCGGTGCGGCGCTTCGAGACCGGCATCGAGCAGCGCGGCGGCGCCCGCAACCACTGGCGCGAGACCTACGTCGACACCTGTGCCACCGGCGTGCTGTGGCGCGGCGACCTGGACACCGCCAACGGCAGCGGCGGCGCCGAGTTCCGCGGCAACTCCTGGATCGGCGGCCTGGTGTCCTACTGCACCACGACGGGCGTGGAACTGCGCTACGTCGATAAGAAGGTCGAGTCGAACGACATCGAGGGCGTGGGCTTCGAATCGAACACCGGCACCGCGCTGAAGGTCAACGGCGCCCGCCTGACGCGCACGCCGGGCTGCTGGTACCTGGGCAACACCACCGACCTGGACATCCGCGACGGCAGCGACACCAGCCATGCCGACGAGAACGAGGTGATCGGCTTCCAGCACGTCGGCGGCTACGTCAGCGGCGGCAATTCCACCTTCACCGGTCGCTGCGACGGCGTGATCTTCGACGGCGTCGACTTCTACAACTCGCCGACCCTGACGCTGGCGACGATGCGCAACAACATCGTGGCGATCGACTGCGTCGAGGACAGCACGGTGACGCTGACCGGCGCCGATGCGGTGCGCTGGCTGCGCCAGTCCCGCACCCTCGGCCAGCGGCCGGGCGCGACCGTGGTGACCACCGACGCCACGGTGACGCCGGGCTACCGGATGACGATGGACTACGGCAGCGCGGCGATGCTGCGCGCGACCGTGGTCGCACGCTCCCGCAACGGCACCGACTACGCGGTCTACCACTTCGCGCAGGGCGCCAACCGCCCGGGCTCGACGCTGGCCTACCAGACGCAGACCGCCAATTTCACGGTCGGCGACATCATCACCGGCGCCACCAGCGGCGCCAAGGCCCGGGTGATCGCGGACAGCGACAGCGGCAGCACCGGCACGCTGACGCTCAAGGACATCACCAAGGAGTTCACCAACGGCGAGGTGATCACCGGCGCGACCAGCGGATCGGCGGTGGTCAACGGCACGCTGAGTCACCAGAACGCGGCGCTGCTGGGCTCGCAGACGGAGATCCAGACCGCAGTGGAGTCCGACTCCACCTGGGCGGCCGCCTTCGCGGTCAGCGGCGGCGAGGTCAGGGTGAACGTGACCGGCGCGGCCTCGAAGACCATCGAATGGTCGGTGCACGTCGACGCCGTGACGGCCTGACGCGATGGCCTGGAAGGACGTCCCGCTTTCCGCCAAGCTCCTGACCAACGTCCAGGAGGCGGCCCTGCGCCGCGCCTCGGCGGCGATCGAGAACGCCTACGTCAACGAGCAGGGTGGATTCACCCGCTTCCCCGGTCTGACGGACTTCGTCACGCTGACCGGCGACGCGCCGACCTACCTAGACCGCTGGCGCGGCGACCTGGTGGCGGTGTCCAACAGCCGGGTGTGGCGCATCCAGCCCGACGGCACGGCCGAGGACGTGACCGGGGCGCCGGTGCGCGGCGATGGCCGGGTCAGCTTCGCGCGCGCCGACAACGAGCTCGCCATGGCGGCCGGCGGGGAAATCATCCGCTTCGCCGGCGTCGAGACGGAACTGCTGTCGCCGGATGCGCCGCTGGCCAGCGCGGTGGCCTACATCGACACCTACCTGCTGGCGGCCGAGGCGGGCAGCGGGCGGTTTTACAACTCGGACGCCGCCGAGGGCACGCGCAGCTGGAACCCGGTCGACGTGTTCGCCGCCGACGGCACGCCGGACAACATCACCAGCATGATCGTCACGCCGTACCGCGAACTGATCGTGGCCGGCCCGGAATCGACCGAGCAGTACGAGCGCCTGCCCAGCGGCACCGTGCCCTTCTTCAGGCGCTGGTCGGTGGGCGAGGGCAACACGGTCCCCGGCAGCCTGATCTTCGCCGACAACGCGGTGTGGATGGTCAACAGCAACCGCGAGTTCGTGCGCGCCAGCGGCCAGACCAGCCAGAGCCGCGGCGACGCCGTCGGCGTGACGCTGGAGGACATCGACGACTGGCGCGGCGCCTGGGCGGCCGCGGTCAACGTGCAGGGCCAGAAGTTCATCGTGCTGCAGGCCCCCTACGCGACCAACACCTACGACACCGCCGGCGTGACGCTGGTGCACGACTTCCGCCAGGGCCACTGGTTCAGCCTGTACGGATGGGACGACCGAGGATTCCCGGCGCGCTGGCCGGGATGGTCGTATCAGTTCATCTGGGACCGCCATTTCGTCGGCGGCAACGGCCGGGTCTACGAGCTCGACCACCGCGCCTTCGACAACGCCGGCGCCGTGCAGCGCGTGATGGGCCGAACCGCGCACTTCGACGACTGGGGCGAGTCCCGCGTCGACAACGTCAGGCTGCGCTTCAAGCGCGGCACCGTCAGCCCGAACGCCGAGCGCGAGCCGCGCATCGGCCTGCGCGTGCGCCGCGACAACCGCGACTGGACGCGCTGGGTCTACAAGAGCATGGGCCGCACCGGTGCCGGCGAAATGGTGCTGGAGTTCGGCGCCTTCGGCTGCGCGCACACCTGGCAGTTCGAGTGGAGCACGACGGCCGCCGTCGAACTCGAGGTCGTCCGCATGCAGGCCGACGTGACGCGCATCGGGACCGGCTGATGCCGAGCCGCAACACCTTCCCGACGCCGCCGCGCCTGACCGGCAAGGCGCAGAACGACCTGGTCGCGTTCGCCGCCTGGGTCAACGACTTTTACCGGGCGGCTTTCATCGACGGCGCGTTCGCCACGCCGCAGGACGTGACCGACGCGGTGGATCCCGCCAACGCGACGGCCGGCACCGCGCAGAGCACCGCCAACGCCGCCCAGGCCGCCGCCAACGCGGCGCAGGACGAGCTCGACACCATGGATGCCGGGGCTTTCACCGTCTCCGGCGCGTCGACCACGGCAACGGTGACGCTGACCGCGCCGCAGGCGGACACCGCCTACTACGTGGTCTGCACCGCCGTGGCGACCACCGGCACGCCCGGCGTGAACGCCTGCGTGGTGATCGGCGCCGCCAAGACGGTGAACGACTTCGTCGTGACGCTGGGTGCCGCGCCCGGCGTCGGCAATTCCGTGACGTTCAACTGGCATCTGAGGAGGTAGGGCATGGCTGAGTTTTCAGGCGGATCGACGGCGCTGCGTGGCGCCCGCTCCACCACCAAGGACAGCACGGTCTACAGCCGCGGCGGATACCGCGCTGCGCCACCGATCTACGAGACGGGCGACGACGGCAACCTGCGCCAGACCACCGGCAACCCGGCGCGCGCCGCGCAACCCGCCGCCGACACCGGCGCACCGGCCTTCACCAAGGCCTTCGCCGACGTGCCGCGGCCGCAGGGCAGCAGCCTGGC